AAAAAACAAAAACGAAAACGACAACGCATTCAACAAAGATTACATGACTTTTGGATACTCAACGACAGGAACAGTAGAAGAGAACTACACAAAGACAGGATACGAAGCGATACAAGACGGAGTAAGCGCACTACCATTCATGGCATATCAAGCAATATGCAAATACAACTACACAAACCAAAACACATTAACAAACCTTCATTCACTGTTCCCGGAAGAAGGAGACAGCGACTGGAGGATACCAGCAAAAGGAAATCCGACATACATAAACGCTCTAAAATACGAAGACAACCAGATAAAAGCGATACACAACGACCAAGGAACTGAAGCAAACCTAACAGGCAACTTCAGAAATGAAGACGGATATGTATCACTGTTGACGCTAAGACACGCACAGTACGAGAACGACGCTTTCACAACGGCACTGCCATGGCCGCAGAGAGGAACAGCGGAGACACTAGAAGCGGACATAACAGGAATTACGGGATCAATAACAGGAACAAACGATTATATAGACGGAATAATCGAAACAAGCGGAACTAGCGGAGATGAGCTAATAATAGACAACAACAAATTTATAAAAGCTAAGAGCGGAATAACACCAATAAAAACAAGAACAATATCAAACGACATCGCAAATACATTGACAATAAACTTAGGAGGAACAGGCCAAGTATCAGCAACCGCAAACGACATAAGAAAACTGATAGCCATGAGCGTATGGCAGGAGCGAAACGCGCAGGTCAACGGCTCATACAACTCGATGATATGGATACACTACAAGCACGATCCAAAAGCGCAGGAACACTATCCGGTATACATAGGCGGAACATCGGACTACATCAAATTCAATGAAATCATGTCGACAGTGGAGACAGAAGAGAATCCACAGGGAACAATAACAAGCAACGGCAAAATGTACCTGGACCAGGACGTAGGAGCGTTCGAGTGTCCAGACTACGGCATAATAATGGGAATCCTCATAATCACACCGATGACAACGTACAACACAACGACACAGAAAGAATTCTTCAAGAAGACCGCAGAAGACTTCTACTTCCCGGAATTTGACAACCTGGGAGCGATGCCGATACTCAACAAGGAAATCTACACAAAAGGAGACGTTGAAACCGACAACGGATTATTCGGATACGCAAAAAACAGATACTACTGGATGAAAACACGGCAAAACGTAAACCGCGGACTCTTCCAAATGCCGAGCACTTACGACGAGACAGTGGAAGCTAAAGACTCATATTTCAGCGCAGGAACACAAGCGAGAGAATTCAGTAAAACGCCAGAACTAAACTCAGACTTCACGACCATGATTTCGTCAGAGTCAAGAAGAGACTTCCTGGCATACCCAAACGAGCCAACATTCAAAATTCAGGTAGCGAGCAAAATAAAAGCAGAAAGGCCAATGGCGTACAACTCAAGGCCGGAAACTTTCGGATTCTAAAATCCGGACAAAAAGTAACAACAAGGAAATACAAATGAAAAGATTTTTCATACAAAAGCTCACAGAAAAAAAGATAAAAAAAGCCATAGAGGCTATAAAAAAGTCAGACGAAGAATTCGGAAAAGAAAAAATAGTAGACGAAAGCTCATTCGTAATGGACAAAGAGAACGTAAGACAGGCGAGACTAAGCGGAGGAGACGGAGCAGGCCAGCAAGGACTGTACGACAACCGCACAATGTCAGACCTGGAAATAAGACTCAGAGACGGAAAAATAGACAAGGCCGAAATAACACAAGAACAACTGAAGCTGCAAAAAGAAATTGCAGAAAAAGACGACAAGAGAAAAAAGGAAGAGAAAGAGGCCGTAAGACAAGCGGCCATAGACGCAGCAATAGGAGTAGGACAGCCAGAACAGACAAAACCAGAAAAAACAGAATAAAATTGCAAAAAAAAGGCCTATCATGCACGCGCACGGAAACGCGCGCGTGATTTTCAAGGCCTGTAAATTCGACATCTGTATCTTGACCATCAAGTACAGCAAGATACAAAAAAAATCCACACTTGAAAAAAGTGTGGAAAAGGTCATAAATTGTTGTGGTTCAAAAAAAACTTATTCCCTTTTGTCCGTTATTATACGAGCCACTCGGGGAATAAGTCAACCACTAAGTCGTTAGAGGGGGCAGAACAAAGCGACAGGCCTGCTGACTATATGAGGGCCGTTCTGGCGCGGATTGACGCGCAGAGTGTCATATCGAACTTGTAAGCAATCTAATATCAAGTTTATGCGACGGGCGGGCATGGCTCCGACCAGCAAAGCAAGTCAACTACTATACAGTTTCCGTTACGGCTGTATGGTGGGGCTTTCTATGCTCAAAACAAACATTCACCAACCAGCAAAAACACCACACAACACAGACATCAATATATTTCGCTCCTCCGTCGCTCACTGACGATTAAGCGAACTACCACGGAACCAAGGCAACACATTCATTCAGGGCGACTGTGCACGGGCTACGCCAACAGAATGATGTATGAACAGCCACGGCGCACCGATTCGTTAAGACAACAGAATGTATAGTAATTGGAACGAAGCAAAAAGCATTTGCGAAAGTACGCTTACGGCCGAATCGGTACAGGGGCAGACAAAAAAAGAAGATGAAATCATGTTGCAACACCTGCAACACAATGAAACTGGCAAAAAAAATTGCAAAAATCCGGACAAAAAGTATTGACGAGTAATAACAAGTTATGATATATTATAACAATAAGGCGAGAGCCAAGGAGCACAAAATGAAAAAACAAAACGCATGGAAATACAAAGAATGGAACGGGATTCCAGAATGGAGAAGGCAAATAGCAAAGGAAAGACTGGAATTAAAAATCTGGTACGAAGAAGCGATAAAAGGGGAATACGCATGGACACTATTCTAACCAACATAACAATCAAGCTGCCAGCAAAAGACTGGCAGCGAATGGCGGAGCTGTACGGCAAAAATAGAGCCTGGGAAGTACGAAAAGCGATCAAGGCACTAATAAAAATCGCAGAGGAAAAAAAAGAGTGGGACAAAATAACTCCACTCTAATTTGAGAGGAAAAAAGCAATGAAAAAAACAATAATACTGGTAATACTAGTAATCGCACTGACAGCGATATCGGCAAAATGGATTAAATACAGGCTAAGCACACCAACAGAAAGGGAGCTACTGCAAAAAATCTACAACGAAGTCAAAAATTGACACCAAAAGAAAACAAGAAGTAAGATATAGCCATGATGATAAAAATATACAAAATAATCACATGGCTGACATCACAACTCACAATGAGGATAGCGGCCGAAACAACGGCCGCACTCATAGCGGCAGGCGTAGGACTAGCCGGAACGGGCGCAAGCGTAGGATTCCAAGGAGTGAGAGGAAGAAAAAACAGGGAAGCACAAGAAAAATTCAACGCACAGCAACAGGCGAACTGGGAAAAAAGCTTCAACTACCAGAAATACATAAACGAAAACCAATACCAAATACAGGCAAAAGACCAGATAGCGGCAGGAATAAACCCAGTAGCAGCGAACGGCGGAAGCCTGGGAGGATTCAACGCAAGTACAGGCGGACAGGCAGCAACAAGCAACCCGATAGCACTGGACACAGGAAGCCTGGCACAGATAGGACTGCAAATGGCACAGCTCAAGCACGACAGCCAGGAACGAGCGAAAGACCGAGAAACACAAAAAGACATCGCAGAAATCAACGCAGAAACAAGCAAATACAGCACAGACACACAAGCAGCAATAGCGGCAGAAAACAGAAAGACTCAAAAAGAAATCGCAGACAACGCAAACGAGAACCAGAAAGCAATAGCAAAGCTGAACACGGAATCACAACAAAAAATAGCGAACTGGAGCAACAAAACACAGAAAGAGCTGCAAAAAGCACAGCAAGACTGGACAGACAGCGAAAACCACGCACAAGCGGCAAAGAGACTGCAGGAAGCGCTGGAGGACGCATACAACTACGGCCGAGAACTAGAAGCGATGAAACACCTCTACGTAACGGAAGACGGAGACAAATACAGGCTTGACGACTACATAAAAATGCTTGAGGCCGACGCAATAGAATACGAAAACTCACCAACAAGAAGAAGCGAAGACGCAATATACAGGGGAGTAGACAGACTCATAAAAATACTGACACTGGGAAGAAGCGACAGCGGAAGCAGCGGAAGCGACAGAAGCGAAAGCAGAAGCAGGAGAAGAAGACGATGACGATAAAAAGATGGTGCGAAAACCTCACATTAGCGGAAATACAGATCGAAGCGGAACAGCTCGAAGAACTGGGAAAACACGCGCACGAAATAGCGAAAATTCTAAGACCACTGTACGAAACAGAGAAAAAGACAGAAAAACCAATACTGAGTGAAGCAAACTACAGGCGAATCTACGAAGTAGAGAGACACAGACACCCGGAAATATACTACAACTACTCAGACGGGGAAGTAAGAATCGAAGTAACAACAGCAAAAAGCGGCTACCAAACGAGAATATGCAACTGGAGGAAACCGAGAGGAAACGAAAAAGACAAAAGCGGCTGGACGTGCCACGAATACGCAGAACTGGAAGAAGCAATAAAGGCGATGAAAACAGAGGTAATAAATTATGTGTCTGAAACCATGGTTTAACACGAAAACAAAAAAAACGACACCATGCGGAGGGTGCATAGGGTGCAGAATGGACAGAATGAGACTCTGGACCGAAAGGACAAAAAGCGAAGCCAGAAAAGGCAGAAACGCATTTGTAACATTGACATATGACGAAGAACACTTGAGATACAAAGACAACCAGATACAACCAAGCCTGGACAAAGAGCAAATGAGAAAATGGCTGGACAACATAAGACACCAAATAAAAAACATGAAACTACCGGAAGGATGCAGGAAAAACTACGCATACTACGTAATCGGAGAGTACGGAGGAAAATTCAAAAGACCGCACTACCACGCAATAATACTAGGGCTAGACTACAAGGACTGCGAAAAACTATTCAAAAAACTCTGGAAAAACGGAATGATCAAAAGTGAACCAGTAGAACAAGGCTCGATAAGATACGTACTAGACTACAGCATGAAGAACATAAACGGAAAAATGGCAATGGAGATGTACGACAACCAGGGAATAGAAAGACCCTTCTGCCTGGTAAGCAAAGGATACGGCAAAGACTACATACAGGAACACAGAGACGAAATCAACAGAACGGGATACATACAAAGCGGACAAAGAAAAATCATAGTACCGACATACTACAAAAACCTATACCTAAAATACGACGAAGAAAGCATAAGGAGCAGAGAGGAAGAAAGATTAAAAATCCACCAGAAAGCACAGGAGAAGGCCAACAGCGAAAACGCGACAATACAGGAATCAACAAGAAGAGAAAGACAAGCGAGACAAGAAGCATACAAAGAAAAATTAAGACGACAAAACAAACCATATGAACTAGAATATTACAATGAGTGGGAAACAACCTGCCAAGAAATATTATCAATGGAGAATGTGATATGAAATTCAACATCTACACAGTATGGGACGCAGTGGCGGACGAAGCCATAACGACATTCGCAAGCAAAACAGACGGAATGGCCGTAAGGGAAAACATGCCGACACTGGCGAACATGAGACCGATAAAAGACCTCACACTATACAGAATCGCCGAATTCGACGACGAAACACTAGAAATCAAACCGACAGAAAAACAGCTAGTAAGCTGGCAGGCGTACAACTGGCCAGAAGCGAAAAGCGAAGTAAAAACAGCTGAAGAAAAGAGCAAGGAGGATAAATAATGGCACAAATAGCAGCAAACGCAGGAGCAAACGGCGACATATTCGCCCAAGACATCGCGAAAGATACAGACTGGAGCAACTTCGATCTATCCAGAATAACCAACCTGACGGGAGACGCAGGTATGATAATCCCGTTCGATTGGTTCGAGACAATACCGAAAGACAGATTCAAAATATCGGCAGAAGTAGCACTGGAATCAATGCCGACGATAACCAACATGCTGACACCGTACCATGTAAGGACACACTGGTATTATGTCCGAAACTCCGACCTGTGGGCAGGATTCGAAACGATGATAACCAAAGGAAGAAACGGAAACCTTAACTGGACGATACCACAAATCAACGTAAACGAAAATTTCAGAGAAAACAAAGCAACTTTCAGCATACCGCACAGCCTGCAATCGTTCCTGGGAATACCGCCAAAGTACGGAAAAAACAAAAACGAAAACGACAACGCATTCAACAAAGATTACATGACTTTTGGATACTCAACGACAGGAACAGTAGAAGAGAACTACACAAAGACAGGATACGAAGCGATACAAGACGGAGTAAGC